AGGTGCAGGAGCTGCTGGAGCTGCCTGCTTAGTCTGTGATGCCAACCATTCTTCTGGACTCATTTTGCCCCCACAGATTGCTTGTATGCTGCCCACTGAGCATCACTGAAGTTTGCAGGACGATCATAAGTCTTATCGCCAACTTTTACTCTATTTGCTGCCGGTGCGCCAAGTGCAACCGGTGCAACTTCTGTTGGTGTGTAAAAGATGTTTTCCGTCTTTAAGCCATATCCCTTTGCGATGCGCTCAATTCCTGTGCGCACAATGGTTTCTTGTTGTCCTGCAACCTTGTAAAGGTTTTCGGCCTGACCTTTGAAGGCTTTTCGCTGCGTTGGATTTAGTCGACCGCCTGTGACCAGATTGTTGTATGCGTTTCTGAGACGATCAGGAACACCCGCAGCATTTTGTGCGTTTGCAAATTCACCAGTGTTCACCGTTGAGCCAGGGTCTTGCATTTTCATAAAGTTGAAAACCAATGCCAAGTCTGCAGCAGCTTCTTCGTCTGGAGTCTTTGGATCAGACACAGCCAAAATCCGTCCGTAAGCAGATTTGACATCTTGGTAGCCCTTAGTCTGATCACTGTATTCCTTACGGAACTTTGCTTCAGCTTCTGGACGTTTGTCAGAAGGAATGATGCCAGCGCTAATTTGATTGGCCTCGGCATCTGCACGTTTAGCTTCTGCACCAGATTTTGAAGCTGCAGCATCAGATGCACGACGAGCTGCTTTGGCTTGATCAATCTGGGATTGCGTGAGGTTAATTTCCAAGCCAAACTTTTCTGGCGCGAACTTGGCCTCGGCCTCTTTAATGATTGCTTCGGATGTTGCTGTACGCAAAGTGAATGGTTGCAGCTGTTGCTTTCGACGATCTTCTTGCAGTTTGACGATATTTTCAACAATTTTGTCGCCACCTGGTAAGCGCAAAAGTTCTGCCGTGAAAAAGTTTTGCGAGGCAGTAGGATTTACTTCAGTAACACCACGCCATGTTTCCAAGAACTTTGCGCCTTCTTCATTTCCTGAATTACGCATTGCAGCAGCTTGGTTGTTTATTAGTTGTTGGGCAATATCATTTTCACCAGCAAAAAGAGCAGACACAACTTGTCCTGCTTGGCCAAGTGCATTCTGTTTTTGTTCATCTGTTTTTAGCGCCCATGCTTTAAGTACTGATTCGCTTTGATCTTTTGGCAAAATCATTGCAAGATTTGCAACGTCTTGAGTAGTCGCACCTGGCTGTCGCAGTTTTGTAAATCCTTCTTGGATCAACTTCTGGTTAGCCAATTGCTGTTTCTGTTGATCTTGCTTAAGTCTTGCCTCTAGGACGCTTGCTCCAGTTTGGAATGCGCCTAAAAAGGCTTGTGTTGGATCAGCGATTTGAACGCCATAATCAATTGGTGCTGGCATCAGAATTTCCCTCCTAGACCACTAAATAAACCGAGGCCACCAGAGATCGCTGCGGGAATTGCTCCGAATGCTTTACCCTGTGCAATATCAGCGCCAGCTTGAGCTGCGCCTTGTTGTCCAAGCAATGTGGCCACGTTTGTTCCAGTTGTTTGAGCTGCTGCACCTGTACCAGCCGCAGATGCTTGTCCAAGTCGTGCTAAGTTACCTGTTGTTTCTGCACCAAGTGAAGTCATTCCACCTAATCGGCCATATTGCTGCTCGATCAAACTGGACAGCAATGCTGGCCTAAACTGGGCCAGTGCGCCTTGGATGTTGCCACCACGCAGACCACCAGTGGCCGATGCACGCTGTAGTAATGCCTCTTCGCCTTGGCCAGCAAGTGCTTGGAATGTTTCACCACCTCTAATGCGATCGATTGCCGCGCGCTCTGCCTCTGGCCCACGTAGACCAAGCAATGCTTGTTGCTGTTCAAGTGCTGGTGCTCCTGCTGCTGCAAATGGAGATAATCCCTGAATTGCTGTTTCACCAGCTTGCGTGTAAGGTGCAAGAAGTTTTTGAACTGCATCAAACTGCCTGCGCTGTTCCTCAATGCCAGCTTGTGCAGAACCAGCTTGTGTTGCTGCCGCACTCGATGCTGCATCAGCTTGGGCCATGCCAGAGATGAGTGTGGCACCACCAACGGCAATGCCTGCTAGTGCTGCTCCTGATAATCCAAATGTCATTTTGATTCCTCCAATTGCGCTGTCTGTGCAGTTTCAAGAGCTATTGCTGGCGCTGGAATAGTGAACATATCCCACAGCGCTTGTGGGTCTTGCTCGTTGCTTGGGTTTGCGTGAAATGTGGTGACTTCGACTTCAGTCAAAGCAATGCCAGCACGCTTGGTGCCGATCTTGGAGACGCTCATATCTCCTGGTTTAAGAGTGCGTGGGCCGTTGTCTGTGCTGACAATCAACTCGCCTTTTCGCACCAAGAAAAAAGATTCTTCTTTGTGGATTGCACCAGTCAGAACGGTGCCAGCAGGAATGTGCATTGTCCGAGCGTACAGGCCATTGCAGAAGTCGTGATCGACAGGCATGTCCACCTGAGGCAGCTTGAGTAGCTCGGCCTCTAGGCGATAGATTGGAAGGTGCTCGGCTGGCACGCCAGATTTGACTTCCTGAACCGCAACATGACTCATCGAAAACTCCTATGCAGGGGCTTGTGAGCTACTGGCGGCTCGAACGGCTCAGTGCTGACTATTTTCCCACATTTTGGCATTTGGTCAATCTTCCATTTCAAATTCACGTTCTTCCCATGCCTGGCAGACGCGCAGATCGTGGCAGATGAACTCGAATTTTGTGCAGTAACCACGGAAACCAGCATTTGTGTCCCACTCATTTCGGGGAATGCGCTCCATCTTGGCCTGTGTCATGGTGCTGTTGTCATAGTACTCGCAGTTCGAGCAGCGACGACGACGAGACTCTTTTTCGTCAACTTGCATGGCCTTGCCAACTGCGATCCAGTAGGTCTTGTTGGCTGTTGGCTCATTGGATGGATTCTCAGGGCCAAGCATCCAGTCGTCAATGGCGATCTTGGTGTTCTTTTTGTTCTCTGCTGTGGTGATGAATTCTTCCTCCATCGGCAAGCCCATAAAGCCCTTGGGCATCATCATGAATTTGTCCATGCTGTTCTCCTTGATTAAGTGATTTCGCGGCCAGAGGCGCGGATGGTCAGCGATGTGGCTGAACTGGCAATGGTGCTGATAAAGCTGCCAGACTCCAATGCTTGACCGACCAATTCTGGGCAGGTGTAGGTCTCATCGGGTGCAATGGCGCGAGTGTCCATGATCAGGTTTGACGCGCCAGCAGTGCCACCACTGGTCACCAAGTTGACGCTGATCGTCACGTTGGTCGTGTTTGTGTTGGTGATCGTAAACTTGTCAATGATCGCCTTGCAGTTTGTCGCTGTGTACTGCGTTGTCTGGGTGGCTTCGGCCTGTTTTGGTGGGATCAAAACCTTAATTGATACGGTCATTTCATTCTCCTTATGTGGCTTCGCCACCGCTGGCGATGATGGTTAGGCCAGCAGATGCTGCCTGAATTTGGATTGTGTCACCTGCGTTCAGCACCTCGATGCCGTTGTACTGCAAAGCATTGTTGGCTGGGACTGAAACATCGTACAAGAACGCATTGCCAGTTCCTGCCGAGCCTGCCGATGGAACCAAAAACACGCGAACATTGATGGCCGCTGCCGTAGTGTTGGCAATGCTGAACTCTTTGAGTAGCGTGCGAGTGCTGGCCGGTACTGTGTACAGCGTGGTCACGCCTGTGGTGATGGCCGCTTGGCCAAGTTTTGTGGGTGTGATTACATCGAAAGCCATGTGAGCACCAAGTTAGATTTGACGGACGCTGGAAGGCTTGATAGTGGAACTGGACCGTTCTCCCAACGTAGTTGGACTCCATCGTAAACTAGCAGATCGCCATTTGCTGGTGTTGGCGCGTAAACGTCAGAGAGTTGGCTGACCAATGGCTCTGCCTGAACTCTGACAAAAACTGATCCAGAGCCTGCTGTGGCCGCATTAACCACCGCTGCGACAACAATGTGAGGGATTGGCGCTGTTGGTATATTCTTTGTCAGTCCACCAGCAAATGATGGGTTGTAGTACAGAATGTCACCGTCTGCCCAGACCTCGCCATAAGGCGTGCCTGTCGTGTTAAATCCTCGCACCAGTCCGAAGCTGGAGACCAAGCCAAAACCATTGTTGGCAATGGCTTCTGCGGCCACGCCCATGATAAGTTGGCCATTTGTCACGCCAGTGGATGGCTTTCCCTTGAGCACGCCAGATGCGCCAACCGAGCCATCAAACATCACTAGTTCGCCTTTGGCAATTGCAGCCGATGCTTTGATGTAGTAGTACTGCGATTCGCCAATGGCTTGATTGACGTTTGGTGTCATTTCAAGGTTTAGCGTGTAGCCACCGTTCCAGTGCATCCGGCCAACCTTCACGGCTGGCGATGGTGTTGTGGTGTTGAAGTCAATGTAGTCTGTCACCACCGAGTTGTTATTCTGGACAACAGGAGCCAAAGCCAACAGTTCAAGCGCTTTTGCAAGTCCTGGTATGGCATCCAGTGCCTGTTGCACTTTGGCGTTCAGAACAGCGTCCTCGACTGCGGTATCTTGTGCGAGTGCGCTTAGTTGAGCCAGCGCCTCGTTTGCTGTGGCCGCTGCCGTGTCTGCTTGATACTCGAAGTCTGTTCCGACAATCACCTGCAACTCATCAACAGTAGAAAAAAGCAATTCAAACTGCCTGATCTGTTGCTGATCAGTTAAAAATGCCGCGAGTTGGTCTCGCGTCAGGTTTAGTCTGCGGGATGTTGGTGCTGTTGCCATTAGTACACCAATGCCTCAATCTGAGCTTCTAGCCGAACAAATGACACATGGGCATCGCTGTCACCACGGAATCGCTGGATGCGCCAGTTGCGCATGTGACCCTGCTGAAACCATGCAAGGCGCTTGGCGGTGTTGCCTGTCGTGCCCACGCTGATGCTGCGATCTTGGCTCCATGACTTGCCGTCCACGCTGTAGCTGGTGCTGATCTGTGGGTTTGTGCCCAAAGCCACGCTGCCGGTCAAACTGACCAGCTCCATCTCATTGAAGATCGCGCCATTGCTTTCGTTGTAGACGATCAATGTGCCAAATTCCCAGCGAACTTGTTGACCCCAATGCTCGCCAGTGGATTGCACCAAATAACCGATTGAGCTAGACTGAGTATCGCCCACCAACCATTTGTCGTAGCACCAGACAATATTGCGAGCGCGGTACTGTGCAAAGCCAGAAACAGTGGTGGTAAGCGTGAACCATACTTGCTCGCCAAGTGCTTCAGATGCCGATGCATCATAAACAACTGTTCGGTCTGGGAGGTGCACATAGAGGTGTTTGTGGTTTTTGTCGTTTCGTGCTTCCAATTTGACCGTGGCTAGTTGCTCTTCGGTGTATTCCAGAAGCAAGTTGTCGATCTCTTGCGTGCTAATTTTCTGAGTGGTTGCTGCCGCACCAATGTAGATGCCTGGCGCTTCATTGCGGCCACCACCCATGAATGCAATGCGCTCTAGATAAACGCAACAGGCAAATGTGCCGATCACGCCCTTTTGAACTTGTGCACCATCAATGCGTGCAAATGGAAACAGTTCGCCACCCACGTTATCGAACACCTCAATCGTGTTTCTGTTCAATGCATAGACCTCATTGCGCAGTTTGAGTAGTGCCACGACTGGGTCTGGATCAACTTCGGATGATCCATACTTCAAAGGGTTGACAGCCAGAGGATTGGACAGCTCTGTGACGATCAGAAACTCACCGTCTGTGGTCATGAAGTAGCCATCCACCCAGCAGAAGTCCAACACTACACCAAGGTCTGGGTCGGTGTTTTGTGTCAGTGTTGATGCCACTGGATTCCAAAAATACAGTCTGCCACCAGATGCAATTCCAAGCAGTTCAAAACTATAGTCAAACGTGACCAACTCATTTGTTGGCCCACCAACATCACCTAGAGTCGTTACAGTGCCATTGCTGGCCACGGAAACCAGCTTGGTGCCCATTACTCTGTAGCAGACACCATTCCAGTTGATGCCGCCACGATCAATGCCTGGTCCTGTGCCGTTGGCCACAATGCCATCGCCTGGGCGCAGGAATCCATTGCTGATGCCAGAAGCCTTTGGAACTGGCACCATGTTGACCGGATAGCTGGTGCGCAGTTCTGGCGTGTTATCAGCGTAAATGCCGTTTAGGATTGGGATTTGCATGGCTTACCACTTGACCTTGTTGGCCCAATATGCTGCGCTCATTTTGCCCTTGGCAATGTTCTCAGCATGTCTGGCCTTGAATGATTCTCGACGAGCCTCGGATGCCTTTGACTCGCCTTCCTTCTTTGGTGATCCAGACACACCTTGCTGACCAAAGCGAATGGTTTTCACTTGGTCGCCTACCTTGGCCACGACAACGTGGCTTTTAGTTGGGTGCGATGGAGTGCGCTTTGGCTTGTTATAGCCCTCGACCCCAATGCGAGCAAGGCGGGTGTCTTTGGTGGCCATGTTAGGCGATCCTGTACCAGCTGTTGGTGGCCTGATAGAAACGCATGCGGAAGAAGTCCTGAGCTGCCAGTGTGCTTGGTGCACCATAGCCATTGGCTGCGCCATTGAGCGCCAGCGTGAATGCTGTGATCTGCTGGGTGGTGGTGATCAACACCTCAGTGCCATCAGGTGTGCTGGTGTTCAATGGCAAAGTGACTGTGCCTGTGGCCAGTGTGCCAGCAGGCTGGATGATCATCCATTGCTGTTGGCTGACTGGCGTGGGAACTGAAACGTTGAAGCCAGTGCCTGGTGTGTACAGGTTGGTCGCCACAGTCGGTGCAGCAAAAGACTGCTGGAAGTATTGCAGCAACTGCGTAATCGAGACCTTGCGAGCATCGCCATTGTTTGATACGTAGACCGGCAGGAGGTCACCGCCAGATACTTGGCTGATGCCTGATAGTTGATTGATGGTTGGCATGATTGTGTTTCCTCAGTTGAATTCGAGTGGGCCGTCTTGACCGGCCAAGACTGGATCGTATGGTCGACGCAAGAATGGGTTGTCGTAGACGCGCCAAGGCTTGTTGCCTGCACCGGATGGCATTGTGCCTGGCAGTTGTTGCTCCATTGGCATGGCAGCACGCGAAAGCAGTGTGTTGTAGGACTCCTTGGCCGTGGCCTTGGTGTCTGGCATGACCTGCTTGCCATAACTTGGGGCCAACTTAATGGCCAGATTGGTGTAGATGGCCTCGTTCGAGCTGTCGGGCACATTGGTCTGCTCGTCAAGATCGCTGTCTTGTGGGCTGGATGGCAGTGGGTAACCGAGGCGAATGCCAAGCGCATTCCATGCTGCGATCATGGTGTCCAGCCTGCGCAAGGCAGACTGCAACTGTTCTGGCGTCAGATCAAAGACGTAGGAGGCTAGGCCAATTTCCTCGAAGGCCTGTGTGACGAATTGGCGCTTTGTCCATCCCATGTCATTCTCCTGTGTTCTCAGACAATCTGTCTTGGATCAATTGTCCCAGTTTTTTGTCTTTTGTGCGACCATC